AATACCACGTAGATGTATTATGGAAAGGCTTAGAGCCTAAAGATGCAGAAGCAGAGGTACTAGAATATGACCACCCTAGAGGCTGGAAAACATACTCTGTAAACATAGAAGATAATGGAGTACACTCATTTATGGGTTTAGACTATAACTTATACAAATTCTAATGAAAGAAAGACTAATAAATATAAATCTAACAAACGAAGTACAACCTAAAAGCATTGAAGTCAATGGTGCTGATTGGATTGGGTATGGTGATGGTGAGTACAAAAACAACTACCCACAATACATTATAGATTTATATAACAATAGTGCTACCAATAGTGCGATTATTAACGCTACTGCATCAATGATAGCTGGTGAAAATTTTATTGTAGAAGATAGCGATAATTTAGAGCAATATGTAGCATTAAAAAAGTTCTTAGCAGCAGTTAATGGTACAGAAAGCGCACACGAATTATTTGTTAAGTTATCATTTGATTTAAAACTACAAGGTGCATACGCTATTAATGTAATATGGTCTAAAGATAAGACTAAGATAGCTGAACTACACCACGTACCTGTTGAACAAGTTAGAATAGGTGTACCTAATGAAGATGGTAAAGTACCTTGCTATTACCTAAGTACAGATTGGACACAATACAGAAAGAAAGAATACGCACCTAAGCATATAGCACCATTCAATATGATGGATAGAAGTGAGGGTAACCAATTATTATATAGTGGTTTATACTCTCCAGCTATGGAACTGTACCACACTCCTGATTATGTAGCATCTACAAATTGGATACAGATTGATAATCTAACATCTGACTTCCATTTAAACAATATCACTAATGGTTTTAGTGGTTCGTACTTTATTTCGTTTGCGAATGGAGTGCCAACAAGAGAAGAACGAGTACAGATAGAAAGACAAATAGCTAAGAAGTTTACAGGTTCTAATAATGCTGGTAAATTTGTACTTACGTTTAGTGATGATGCTAATAGTAAGCCTGAAATTATACCTATACAAGTATCTGATGCAGATAAGCAATATACAGTACTCAATGAGTTATGCGTACAAAACATAATGATAGGTCATAGGGTTACAAGCCCTATGCTTTTAGGTGTTAAGACAGAGGGGCAGTTAGGTGGTCGTAACGAATTACTACAAGCATATGAGTTATATATGAATAGTGTAGTAAAACCATTCCAAAATCAGCTTTTAAAGACTTTTAAGAAACTTTTAGCAATAAATGGTGTTACCATACCATTGAGCATAAAAGATGTTAAGCCATTAAATTCTATGTTTGATGCTGATACGCTTAAAGAAGTTCTTACACAAGATGAGATTAGAGAGGAATTAGGATATGCACCATTAGAGGTTGATGAAGAAACAGTAGCTGAAGAACAAAACCTATCCGAATTTACAGAGTTAGATAAGTGTATAGAGGAATTTGGCGAAGATGAGGACTTAGAAAATTGGCAACTGATAGATGAAGATGATGCAGAGGGCGAACACGAAGATTTTGACTTTGAGTATAACTTAGAGAAGTTAGAGTTAGCTACGACAGGTAGAGCAATACCTAATGCTAAGTCAGAGCAAGATGGTCAAAGCCAACAAGAACACAAGAGTAAGTTTAGAGTACGTTATGTGTATTCAGAAGATAAAGGCTTAACTCGTAAGAGTGGACAATCAAGAGAGTTCTGTACTAAGATGATGGCTGCTGGTAAAGTGTATCGTAAAGAAGATATAATTAGAATGGGTAGTAGAGGTGTAAACAAAGGTTGGGGATTAAATGGCGCAGATAACTACTCTATATGGAAATTTAAAGGTGGTGGTAATTGCCACCATAGATGGTATCGTAGGATTTACTTACAAGCTGGTTTAAAGCCTAGTAGTGCAGATAAGATAGTAAGCACAACTAAAGCTAGAAGTTTAGGGTTTAAGCCTGAAACTAACGAGCAAGAAGTACCTGTTGCACCAAAGAGAATGCCTAAAAATGGATTTGTAAATAAAAAAGGATATTAAACAATGGCAGTATTATTTGTAAGTGAGGACACTTTAAAAAAATCTACTACGATTAATGGTAATGTAGATGTAGAGTTATTGTTACCATATATTAAGGTAGCACAAGATATTCATATACATCAGTTGTTAGGTACTGACTTGTACGATAAGATACAAGCAGATATAACTGCTAGTTCACTTACAGGAAATTACCAAACATTTACTGATGATTATATACAACCTGTACTTATTCACTATGCTTTGTATGAGTGTTTACCTTTTTTATCATACAAAATAATGAACAAAGATATAGTACGTAAGATTTCAGAAACATCTACACCAGCATCACTAGAAGATATTAAGTATATGCGAGAGATAGTAAAGAATACTGCTGAATACTACGCTACAAGGTTAGTAGATTATCTATGTAACAATAACGATTTATTCCCTGAATACAACACTAATAGTAATGGTGATTTAGCACCTACAAAAGATACATACTTTAGTGGTATAGTATTGGATAGATACGAGCAAAGTAATAGAATAACACTCAGAAGTTTCTTAGATGCGAGTTTCGACATATAAAATAAAGCAAGAAAATATAACAAAGCTAAAAAGCTATTTAACAAAGAAAGAAAATGAAAAATCTGATAAGTCAAAACGCAGATGTACTAGGATTAAATAGCGTTACGCTAATGATTAGCTTTACAGAGGTTGAGCAAGTACTGCAAATCATTTTGTTATGTGTATCAATTATATATACAATAGACAAGTATATATCATATCGTAAAAGAAAATAATGGCAAAACTAATAGGTGGAACTTATCGCAAGAAAGCGAAGAAGAAAAGACCAAATAGACACTCTAAGAACGCATCTAAAGGACAGAGTGGTTACAAACAGAATTACAGAGGTCAAGGTAAATGATACAAAAAGACTTTACAATAAGCATAGGTAACATTATATGGATTATAGGTATAATCTTTACTATGGGTATAGCGTACAGTCAGATAGGTCAGCTAGACGAAGATATACAAGTATTAGAGCAAAGACTTGAAAAGAAGATTAAGATAATTAACGAGTGCGAGGATAGGATAATTGAACTAGAAAAAGAACTAGCACGAATAAATTGTAAAGATTAATGTTAAAGTATTTTGACTTTGAAGAATTTGACTGCCCTACGTTAGAGGGTAGTGGATTACCTACTAGCGATGGTGGTAAGATGTGTTTAGACTTCTTACATAAGTTAGATGAAGCAAGAGAGATAGCTGGTGTACCTTTTAAAATAACAAGTGGATATAGAACACCACAACACAATTTAGATGTAGGTGGTCGAGTAGGCTCTAGTCATATTAAAGGTCTAGCAGTTGATATAGCTTGTACTAATAGCGACCATAGACAAAAGATACTTACTGCACTTATACAAGTCGGTTTTAAACGTGTAGGCATTGGTAAGTCCTTCCTACATACAGATTTAGACACTTCTAAACCCAACGCAATATGGCTTTATTAACAAATTTATTTTCAAAACTTTTAGGAGATAGTTCGAAGATAATAGATGAGGTTGTAACTTCGCAAGAAGAAAAACTAATACTCAAGAACGAACTAGAAAAGATATTAAATGAAAACAGAGTAGTTATAGAACAAGAAGTAACTAAGCGTTGGCAGTCAGATAATCAGCAAGAAAGTTGGTTACCTCGTAATATTAGACCTTTAGTATTAGGTTGGCTAGTTGTTTCTACTACGTTACTAATATTTATAGATGCTGGAGTTATAGAATTTGTTGTAGCTGACAAATGGGTAGATTTATTACAAATTGTTTTAATAACTGTAATAGGTGCATACTTTGGTTCTAGAGGTTTAGAAAAAATTAACAAAAACAAATAGTATGCCTAATAATCGTTATAGATTAAAACCCGATGAAGAACTACTACTACAAAACTATCGCAAACACAAAACTAATAACATATTGGTTATTGGCGATATACACGAGCCTTTCTGTTTAGATGGCTATTTAGAATTTTGCCTAGAACAATACCACACACATAACTGCAACGAGGTTGTATTTATTGGCGATGTCATAGATAATCACTATTCAAGCTATCACGAAACATCTGCTGATGGTATGGGTGGTGGTCAAGAACTAGACCTTGCCATTAATAAAATAGCTAAATGGTATGAAGCATTCCCTATTGCAACAGTATTAATAGGTAATCACGATAGAATGATAATGCGTAAGGCACAAACGAGTGCTATTCCTAGTAAGTGGATTAAAAGTTACAAAGATGTTTTAGAAGTGCCTAAATGGAACTTCGTAGAACGCTATGTAAAAGATGATGTGCAATACATACATGGCGAAGCTGGTACTGCAAGAACTAAATGCAGAGCCGATATGATGAATACAGTACAAGGACACCTACACACACAATGCTATACTGAACACTATGTAGGTCAGAAGTATCGTATCTTCGGCAGTCAAGTAGGTTGTGGTATCGACCACGAGAGTTATGCTATGGCATACGCTAAAGCTGGAAAGAAACCAGCAATAGGTTGTATGGTAGTCAAAGAAAATGGCACACTTCCTATAAATATCCTAATGCCCTTATAATCAGTTACTTACACTTAAAGCGTAACAACGAAGTAACACTAACAAGAATATACTCTCTATATATATTATAGTTTATAT